AACAGGTTGTCTAATTCATCGTCAACGCCCTTCAAAGCATTAAAGACATTGTCTTCCACACTTTGCTCTTTAGAGCCTTGCGAGTTTGCTCCACTGGCACTTGCAGGAATGTTGCGTACATTTTTCATCTGTTTCAGCATATCCTTTTTTGTAGAATTTGCTGTATTAGCAGCTGTCTTTTCTTTATTTAAAAGATAATGTATATCTTCTAAAGTCAAGACATGCTCTTTAGCTTTACCAACAAAGCTTTCATACTCCTCATCAGTCATACCATGCTTTTCACGAAATGTTGCTTCTTCTTTATGCCGAGATATTTCGGATTGAGTTTTAGCAGCACGTTCCTTTTCAGCACCGATCATTTGACCAACTCTTGATTGGACCATACGATCCACATGAGCATTCATTAGTTTTGCTGAGTCTGAATCTGTATCAGACATAGCTTCCTGAGCATCGAAGACAAAATCTTCACCTAATCCAAGTTGATCCTGGATTGTAGCTGAAGGCTTTCCACCGCTTGTCAGATAATTACGAACATGGTCTACAAGGCCACTGTCGTTTTTCATTGCGTCAAGAACAGGAATAAAGGGTTTCAATTCAGACATCTCATTGTGTAAACGTTGAGCTTCTCTTGTCGAATCCTTATATCGTTGTTCCCAATCTACCTGTGTCTCGCTTTTGGAGCCATCCTCGCTTTCGACGTGGGTTACCTGTTCGGGGCCACTTTGTAGAGGAGGGGTTACCTCAGAGTCTTGTGTCTCATCTTGTATAGCGCCATTGACATCATTTTCTAGCGCTTCAAAGAAATCATTACCCTGAGAGCCAAAAACTGCATCTTCTGCAGGTTCTGGGTTACTTTGAGTTGTTTCTTCAGTCATTGTTATCTCCTTATTTAAGAGTCTATAAACTTATAATGCATTAAATATATTAATGCAAGAAGTTTTTTAATCTTTTTTTACATTATTTCCAGCATTCGCAACTGCTATATCCATTCTTTCAGATGCTACATCAACTTCATTCTTCATTACATTACGTAATAATTTCTGCTGAGCTTCAGTCTCAAGGAGAGCTGATTCTCTAGCTCCACGCATATCTTGTTTATTTTTCTCAAGTTCTATAGCACCTTGCATAACCTTTCCTTTAATACCAGCTTGAACTAATTGACGCTCTAATGTTTCAATAGTTCCAGCCTGATCTTTAATCTGCTCATCCATTTGAGATATCTGTCCCTGCATTTGAGCGTATAGACTCTTCCTCTTAGCAATACCTTCCTTATTTCTAAGATCTGTTTCTGCAAGGACAGCGATATCATCTACTACTCCCAGTTGCATAAGTTGTTTTAATTCTTCAAGATATGCCCATCTATTAACAGGAAGTGTAGACCCAGCTACTATAGTAACATCAAACTTCGCAGCAGCATAATCCATAGACTTACCAATCGCCTCTCCCATATCATTATAGATAGGAATATTAATTTCAGTTTCCCTTTGTTCTTGTAGAGCAGATGGCTGAATAATTCTAAACCTTTTATTAGCTGTATATACAGCCTGAGTAAATTGCATTACCAATCTACCAAGCTGTCTTAATGCAGGTTCTATAGAATGTTGCATCCACTGTTTTATTCTTCTGGTTCCATATTCATCCAATGCAAGCATTCCTCTAAATGTCTCATGTTGCTGCTGAGTATCTCCCTGCATAGAGGAATAGATACCAGCCAGATATTCCATATCATTCTTACCCTCCTGAACTATGGTAAAGAAGGCATTAGAAAGTGGCGCTGGAGGCACTGCGGTTGGAGGAGTAGTGCCAGGTCTAACAGGTAACAGAGCACCAGGAGAAGAAGAATACTTCTCCCAATAATCCATATCGATAGACCCTTCTTCATGCATCCAGCGCAAAGAACTGCCAAGAGATGCATTATGCACCATAATCTGATGAGATTTATTCATTTCCCTTTGCTTCCCAATAAGTGGTGCCACAGCACTCATTGGAAATGGTGTTCCCGTCCATTTATAGTGAAATGGTACAAGAGGATAATCTGTTACACTCTCTGGAAGTATTTCTTCATATAAAAGTTTATCACCAACAATACAAGTCAACTTTATCCTATTAGCATGAAATCGTATTGTCTCTACTACTTTACTGGAAAAACTCTCACTCTTCATTAGAGCATTAAACTCTTTTTCGCTAACTATCTGGTTTTCTATTCTAGATGCCTCTGCCTGAAGTTGGCTCATATATTCCTGCTCAGCTGCCTGTAATTGTTGTTGCATCATCTGCTGAGCTTTTTCCATCTCAAGCTCATAACGTTCTGGTATCATCTCCCCCGATTCTACAGCCTCCTGCATTGATTTCTGTTGCTCTAGAAGACCTACTTCCATTTCAGCTGCCATTTCTTTCATTCGCACCTCAACCTGTTTACGAATTTGAGCTAACTGCTCCTTATTAGGCGGTACTCTATAGAATACATTCACATGAGGAATCTTTAGTTTCTCATACACTTCAAAGAATTCAATCATACTATCCTGAGTGCCATCTGGAGCAATAGACTGAGCTTCATCCATAGAATCATTATATGTAAATAATTCCTGTTCTGCGTCACCAGTAGCTCTCTCACTCCAGCTATATTGACCTGCTTCATCAGAAGAAGATGCATTTATCTTTCTTTTATGATCAGGAAATAATTTAATAAGATGATTTTTAGGTAGAACCTTTCTTATAAGGATAAATGCTGCATCTCTTAAAAGCATATCCCTGGATTTTGGATCTACATAGATATCAAAAGGTTCAGGTTGCTTTAATACTACCTCACCCATTCCATTATCCTGATCTGGATCTACAGTAAGAAGTATATATCCAACACTTTTACATATAGCATCATTAATAGCATTAGAATATAAAGTAGAACCATCAGACAGATTCCATATATAATCTGCCATATTCCCAAATACTGAAGCTACATCAGAATCAGAACCTTCTATTCCAATAGCTTGCCATCTTGGATTATTAGCAGTTGCATAGAAATTGAGCATCTCCACAACTGGAAGAATACGATTGATAGTAAAGGTAGGCATACCTTGTTCTTCAAGCCCATCCTTTTCTTCCTGTGATAACTGCTCATCATGAGCAAAATCAAAACCCTTCTGGTTTATAAACTCCCACTGCTTTCTAGTCCAATTATTAGAAAGTTTATATAACTGTCTTACTTCATCTGCTCTCTTTTTCTTTGGCATTTTATATTACTCCTCTATTAATACCTTTGTGCAGGCACAATATTCTTATCACGTTTTACCTTTTTATTCTTTTTATATTTCCCTTTATAAGCTACACAATCTTCATACTCCCTAGTACCAGGTTCTAGTCCTGCTTCAATACATGTTTTTGGATCTGACATAATATTTCCTTTCGTTTTTTTGTTTTCACATCCCTCTCTTGGATAGTGTTTGTGATCTACATCACATATTTTTGGACAGGTGTAACTCGCCTGCGGGCATTCATCACTGATATAATCTCCATATCTAACAACCCCTACAATAAACAATCCTAATAGTAAGTCCCATAACACAATTCATGCCTTGATTCTCCTTGTTGCAACCCAGACACCAACATTTAATATACCTATGCCTAGAAGATGGTAACCAGCTCCTCTATAGAATAAAAATAGATTCATAAATCCTATGATTAAATTGATCCATCGTATAAAATTAAATAGTTCGTCTCTTTTTATGCTGTTACCCATGACTTAGCCTTTGGTTTCTTTTTAGTCCACTGCCCATCCTTACCCTCACTAAAATTACAAGGATAAGCAAACTTACATGCATATGCTAATGCATCAATAGTATCATCATGTGCCATCCTAGGTCCGAATGTTATTATCTCTCTCTGCAAGTCATAATGATTCTTCTTAATATGCATCTGCCCTACTGCAAATCTTTGAGCCAATATCCCCTGTATCCTATCTCTTTTAGACATTCTAGTTCCTGGTTTCTCTTCCTTGAACCCTACAGAGAAATCATTTCTTCTGAGACTCTCTGCCCTTATAGCCTGAAATACAGGCTTAGACATGGAAGTATCTTCAATAGTATACATTAAGGGGTGGTATATCTTTCCATAATCGAATAAATA